TCATTAGCAATGGAAGTTGAGCCTTGGTTAGATGGATTAGGTCTTACCGTAACATCATTTACATCATAATAGTTTACGTATCCTGCGTAATCCAAAACAGTAAATCCAGACGCTTCAATTAATTCTCTTAATATCAACCATAATGGACGATCAGGTACTTTTAATATTGATTCTTCCAATTTATCTTTCCAAAGAACAACGTCACAATAAACTTCACCACCAATATTTCTTGACGCTCTATCTAAAAATAAAAAATCTTCAAATAATGAATTTTCTTTATAATCATTTCCAGCAATCCACTTGTCATTAAGTGCCTTTATTTTTTCCCATGTTTCAATTCTACCTATGTTACCTGTGTAGTTTGCCTTGTTAGGTTGTGGTGTAATAATTTGGTTTGGTAAACTTTTTAGTACTTCAGGCATCAAAGTATTAATAATATTATTCTTAAACAAATTACATTTTTCAAAGTAATTTATTAAGTAGTTTCTTAGTTTGAATTCATTAAAAGTATTGTCAGTTAACTTTTGTGTTGCAAATATTTTTATAATTGGTGCAAAATCACGAATATTGTCTACTGAAAAAGCAATATCTAGATCAATAAAAAAATCTGTTATAAATGAACCTTGATCGGTATAAACTAAATTAGGTATGGTTGAAAACCCTACATATGTTTCTAAGGCTCTCCATTCATCAGGATAAGCATTTTGTGATTGTGCTAAAGTTGTGGTACCATTTAATGATGGTAGTGAATATGGTGTATCAACAAAGTATGATTTGGGAACAATTTTATCAACTAATGGAAGGTTGGTTAAACTGTAAAAAACTCTTTTGTTATAAAATGATGGGTTACCATTATCAAATAAAACATCATAGTTAATAAATTTTTCTATTAAATCATGTATTGAAACTAACTGGCTTGCCTTAACCTGTTCAATTGCAACATCACTTACATTTTCTGTCAAAAAGTTTGTTTTATTAATTCTAAACATTTCCGTTGCCAATAACTGAAAATTTCTATATTTTATCAAAATAGAATCTTCTGATGCTGGACTACCTTCAGGTCTTTTAATTATATTTACGTAGTCGTACTTACATTTTGAAAAATTTAAAAAGTGTTCTTCAAAAAGGTCCAAAACTCTTTTTTCAAAAATAGAAAATACTTCATCGATTTTTGTGTACTTTGTTATGTCACCGTTTAATGAAAAATTTTCTTGGTTTGGTTTGTCAAGAATCATACTTTTAAGATATTCATCAGGTGAATTGATACCTAATCTATTGTTGTCAAAATATCCATAATTAGGCATTGACCAAAACATTCTCACCGATCCATTGAACACCGCGGGATTGTTTTTAACTTCCGTCTTAATTTTTTCTTGTCCTGCGGGCCCTGAAAAACATTCGTATTTTGTCTGATTAAAACTCAAACCAAAAGAAGGTGTAATAAAATAGTCTCCACTTAAATCGTCCTTTACTAAAGTTGACAAGGTTGATATATTCAAAGCTCTATTTGGATCTGCCGGATCAAATCCAAAATCATAGTTAAGTAAGGAATTGTCCGACAAGTTCAGATATAATTTTTTACTATCAATAGTTTCTTGTATTTCTAAATCTGTATATGTGTCATATAGTTCTAATCCATTGTAAAATAAATTGAAGTCATTTGCCAATTTTGGATAAAACCCTAAATCCATTTTGGTTGCCGTCAAAAACCCTGAAGTTATATCTCTTTGTAATGATATTTCAACAGGTTGATTTGATATTGATGTAAAACCAGATAAGTTATATATTTTTGCGGGATTTTGTGTTATTGGGTCAAAGTTTTCGTTTGCGTTAAAATTGTCCCAAGGAGTTGTCATAAAGTCAAATCCTGTTTCAATCCAATTTTTATATCTGTGCCAAATAGACCCATATTTTAAAACCCAAGCGTATGGTAACCTGTGAACCGACCCAAACTTTTTAAACGCAGCAAACATGTAGTCCAATTCTTTTACTGCGGGTCCATCAAGAGTTTTGTATTTTTCCCTAAGTGTTGTTAGTGGTAACGAGTTTAAAAATAGGTATGCCGCCTCCTTGTATGGGTACAAATTTTTATTTCTAAAATTCTGTACACCTACAGATATTGCATTAGCAAAATAAGGTGTGTTCAACAATGAAGTTGTTTGATTATATAACAGTTCATTTTCATACTGTATATAATTTACATTACCTTCAGTGAAATATTGTTTATCATAGTTTTTACTTCTATCTTCATATAAAGCATACAATGTGTCCCTACTTGTGACAGTGTTAGATGGATCAGAAGGTGCTGTCTTATAAAAATACGTGAATGGTCTTACAAAATCAGAATCACTGTTTTGTTTAAAGTTGGCAGTCTGTACTATATCCGTATTATAAAATATAGTTTGGTTAGTGTTAAAAGCGTTTTTTGCGTCATTTTGTACACTAAGGGAATTCGCCAAGTTTTTATTAATCCAATCAACATTTACATATGGATAAATGTCTGTGTTGTCAAAATCATTATTTTTTGTTGTGGCCAAAAAACTTGTTATTTTAGAAGAATCCCCAACAACAGGTTGTGTTGGTGGTTCGAAGGATGATAAATAAAATGGAGTTTCTGTAACACTTTTCAAGTATGGTGTGTTATATATACCCCTTCTGAAGTTTTGCCAACTTTCACCGTTACCATCATTTGAAATATGTTTTAATATCAATTCAAAATTTAATGCGTTAAAATTATAACTTTTCAGAAGTTGTATTAGAAAAGGATTATCTGTACTCAAAGCGTTTTTTATATTCTGTGTTTCCATGTCCATGATAACATTATACACAGAATTTTCATCACTACCTTGTCGGTTTAGTTTAGAATAAAAAGCGTATGTAAGAACCCTTTCATATATTTCATATATAAATTTAACATCTTCAGTACTTGAAAACAATTCGAACGTAAGTGGGTACTCAACAGAATTCAAAGAAGTGTATGGTAAATTAATTCTTTGGTTTTGAGTTGTTATAAAGTTTGTATTGGTATTTCTTTGAGTAAACCCGTATAAATATTCTTCAACAAATTCTACTTCAGGCCAAATTGTATAATCATTTGATCCAGTTTCTGCGGGATAGTCACCAGGATATTTAACTTGATATGTTGTTTTGGAAGGATTTGAATTGTCTTCAACTATAAATTGTGGCCATGGAAATACTGGAGAATTTGCTCTTGCAATTTTAGGTCTGTCAACCGAAGCACTATTTGATACACTATCTAGTATTGCCCGTCTTCTTGTTGGATCATCCCTTTTGTTCCATGCGTTTTTATGTACTTCATCCAAAATTCTTAAAAAGGCTTCGGCGCTGGCCATCAAAATACCCGCCATGTTTTTAATTGTGGGTTTGAACCCTAAATTTAATTCAAGGGTATCCTTCAGCGCATTTGTTAAATCATTTTCAATTTGGGTTTTTTTGGTTTTTAATTCTTTTTCTAAATCATTTATTTTTTCTATAAAAGATTTGTCCCCTTCGGTTATACCATCAAAAACAAAGTAACTTTGACTTGGTAAAGAAGTTTGTAAGTCTGTTTTAAACTTTATAAAATTTGGGTCAGTACTTCCACTTGGTGAAGTATTATAAGCGTACTGATACGATATTTTATAATCAATAGGATCACTTGTTAATATAGTATTATCAGTTTTATCATAATAAAAATCCTTTATACTTATGTTCAATGGGATACTAGAATTAGTTGGTATACCTTTTATAGTATAATTACAGGTTTGACTAGTACCAAATGTCGGGTTTTTACTTAATTTATCTAAATTTTCAGATATAATACTATTCAATTTTGCAAAAGCAGCATTTTTTAATCCAGTATCATCTTCTATTTCTTTTTTATACCTGAAGTTTTTAACATATGTTACTGTATTATTTGAAGTATATGAACTTAAAACTATAGGCGCTTGTACATATAAATTTGTGTTATACCATGAATCTTTATTATAATATATTGTGTTTTTGAATTCACTTAATTGGTTTAAATAAACTTCACAATTTGTTAAAGCGCTTAATGATTCTTGATTTTGATAATTGTTAAGAATATCAGTGATAAACGTTTTTAATTTTTCTTTAAATTCATAAACAGTATACTCAGGTAGATTTTCATCAATCAATTTTTTCTTTTTATATTCCTTATATACTTCCCTTATTTTTTGATATCCCCTTGTTAATTTTGCATTTGTAGAAACATTGTTTTGTGTTACTGTATTCGGCGTAGATACTAAAGTTGTATTAGCCTCATACATATGTGGTAAAGCAAGAGTATCGGATAACTTTATTTCATTAATAACTGTAAATTGATATGGTTGAAATTTTAAATCAATATTAAAATTTCCCGTTTCGGCATCAAACTTACTTTTGAAATCCAAAAGTTGAAGTTTGTACCTAACGGCCTTACCATACCACCCTTTGATTGTTAACGTAAATGGTGGATATGGGAATTGAAAAAACACTCCATATGGTGAAGCATCGGCCAATTCAAATAATGCCCTACCTCTAATATCAACCAACGAAATATCTACCATTGTTTTCAAACTCATTTCTGTAGAAACTCGAATACTTTTAATACCCATTAAACCTGTGTCAGTAACTTGATTTTTACCTTCACTTAAAAAAGTTTGGTTGAGATAAAATTCGTTTGAGTTTTTAGGGTTCACAACCGCAGTTTGACTTGGTTGATTAACTCCTTCACCTTTAAGAGTTCCTTTTCCTGTATGTTGATCTGTATAACTATTATCTAAAAATTTTTTTTGTCCAGGATTAAGGAAATTGATAGAAGCAATTGATAGTGTTTGTAGGTCTGTGTTATTTGGTGTTGCACCAATTATTAATTTGGTCCTTGGTAGAACTTTACATTCCAAATTGGCATACATTACCAAGTTTTCATGTTTGACTGCACGTTCTTTTACATTTCCATCATTATCAATAATTTTATTAGGGTCAATAATAATGATATTTTGGTAATCAAAGTCTACTAAAATATTTTCATTGTCAATCGCCATAATAAAAATAATAATTTTCTATTGCATTTTTATAATCTTGTAAAGAACCAACCAAAGGAAATGGTACTTTTAAAATTGATCCATCAGGAATATTCCATTCTTCTCCACCAAATTGTGGATTTGCGGCCAATATTAACCAGCCAAAAAAAGGAGTTCCATAATATTGTTGGGAAATCTTGTCCAACCTTGACTGACCAACTTTATAAATATAGTTCTTATCTGAAGGTTTTGTATCCAATTTAACAAAAGGAACAATAATTTGTTCACCGTTTACCAAAAACTGATTGTATCTATTGAAGTATTGTAGAGCCATATCAATTTAATTTTACTTTACCATCAAAGGTATTTTTTTGGTTATTCCAGTTTGTTTGACTGTATATTTGACTTATTTGTGTTTTTTTGTCTTTGGTCAGACTATCGTTGTTATTTAAAGGTATAGTGTTATATAATAATCTTCTATCGGTACTATCCTCCAATACAAAATCTTTTAATCTAATAAATTCTTGGTCTTCAGAATCTGATTTTATTTTTTCTTTATCCCTTCCATATGTTTCGTCAAAATTTTTCTTCAACTCGTCAAACCTACTTGTCAATTCGGTCTTAGCCCCTGGTATTTGTTCTACCTGTGGTGTAGAAATAAACTCAATAAATAAAAGTTGATATTTATCATTATTTGTAAATGTTTGAGAAAGTAAAGTATAAAATCTTTTATCTTCATCATCGGGTAGTTCTGTCATGGGTACACAAGTTTGAAAACATTTTTCATTATCATAAAACTTTTCGTTTTGTAACGGGACAATTTTATTTACACTTTTTTGTTTTGCAACATCATTTAGGTTTTTTGCAATTTGCAAATAATCAGTAATCATTTTGTCAAAAACTGAAGTGGTACCCGTTAAATTATAAACTTTTACATTCCCGTCAGGTAATATTTTTCCGTCAATACCTGTAATGGTTTGGACATTACCTAATTTTTTGGTTGTTACAACATTCAATTTATTGAAAACTTTAATCAAGTTTTGTTCACTATCAACAATAGTATTTATGGGTTGTGCCATATCTCTTATAATTTCCCTTTCAACACTTTCAACATACGCCTTTAACTTTCTTTTAGTATCCCTGATTATGTTTTCTTGATCTTTTACTTGCTGAACACTTCTAAAAATTTTAATTATAGGATTAGTTTCATTGTCTATATCTTCTTTAATTTTACTACTCAATTTATTAATTCTTTTTTCATAATCATTTGGTTTACCGTAAATTTTAGTATCGATCGCGCTTGCGGTATTTATAATTGTAAAACCAGAATTGTAGTTTCTTTCGTAAGAAATAAGTTGTAACATACTGAAATTTGTTTGATCAACAATAGTACTATATTGGTTTGTACTTATATTAATATATTCTTTTGTTTGATCAGATAGTTGAGTGTAAATCTTAGTATAATCAATATCACCACTTTCAGTATCACCACTTTTAACAGTAGTCAACACAGTACCAATTGTTTCCCCACCATCATTTGTTTGTTCATTATTTTGTGTTGCATTTTCAATTGCTTTATCTACCAAATCAAGTAGGGCATAATTTAATTCAGTTTCTTCAGCTCTTTCATCATACATTTCAGTATTTGCGTAGAAATTAAAAGACAAAGCATTTTGTAAAGATTCTACAGGTCTTGATAAACCATGACCACCTATAAATTTCAAATCTAAACTTACTTTAGCAATCATAGGTTGAATACCTATACCTTCAGGGTTTATATCAAAGAATGGTGTTTCATAAGTTATTGATAAGTTTCCTGGTATTGCCTTTGTATGATAAAAATCCCCAACCCTAATAACTAACACAGGGGGAGCGCCAAAAGACGTGTTTAACGCATCATCATATTTTGGTCTACCATCACTTCCTATGACAGGTATAGTTTGCCCAGGTCTTACACACTGATTTAAAAATGTCAATCTTGCGTTCAGTCCTTCAGGTGTTATTGAATGGAAAGCAGGATTAAAAAATTTCAATTTGTCTTTAAGTGTTTCAAACACCATAGGATCACTATCTTTCAACAATTCGAAGTAATCACATTCTGTTAACAATCTTCTTATTATTTTTTTACCAATCGCTTGTTTAAGTCTTTCTTGAATGTCAGTAAGTGGTTGTGGTTTAACCGCTTGTGAATTAACTTGATCGGGCGCACTTTGATTGATATCGTTTGCGTCTGTTGGGTCTTGAGCACTTAAATCATCAACAATTGTTATTTTACTTATAATTGCCGCGTTAACCGCTAAACTAGGATAGGAATAAGGAATTGATGTTGCCGGAACTGTTGGTTGATTGGCAGGACTTACTATAGTTTGTGTTGTTAAAAAATCACTACCGTTTACGGGATTAGTTTTATTGGAGTAATCCTTTATTGTAATTTTACCTAAAGTGCCGCTTGATTGTATTGTTAGTTTTTTGTTGTCGATTTCAGATTTAAGTTTTTCAGTTAAAAAGTTTTTTGCCGAATCGGCATACTCTTGTGTTTTTCCTTCTATTTTTATATCAACAATATTTTTGTTTGATACAATACTTTTTACACCTTCAACAAAATCATTATTTATTGTATCAAAATTATTTTGAACAACTTTATTAATAAACAAAGTTGTGTCATCAGGAATATAAACATACTGTGTATTTCCTTGTACTTCTACAGCTGGCGGACAGTTAGCCGTAATTGTTGCAACATTCGAAACATAGCTGTTGTATTGAGATTGAAAATTAAAATCTTGTGTATTTGGCCCAAAAAAGAATCCTAAACCTTCATACCTAGTAATAAAATTATTTTCTTCTTCAGGTGTATTACCAATAGTCGAAGCGTTTTCAGATGAAGTATTTTCCGCAGGAATTTCATTTTGGATTTGTGCTAGTTCTTCCGGTGTTAACCTTGGGTCATTAAGTAAGTTTTGGTACATTTCCAATTCTCTTAATGGAAGTGTGTTAAATTTAGCCGCTAATTCATACAAGTCGTATTTAGTACAACCCGCAATAAAGGACTTAACTACTTGATCAAATTTTTCTTTTCCTAATTTTTCTAATTGTTTGTTTGCAATTAAATTAATGATCGATGGGTGGTCAACAACAATTTTGAAACCTAGTTTTCCTGCTCTTGTTGTATTTTTATAAGAATAAACAGGTTCAGGTCGACCTAAAAAAGGAACTTCATCAAAATTTGCAGTACTTCCATCACTGAATTCAACATCATATGGTGGAAACCACATTATTCTACCACCGTTTGGTCCCCTTTCACAAAGGGGAAGTTCATCTACGGTGTATCCTGGTCTATCAGAAGTTCTCCACGCCAAGTTTTCAATTGATATCATGTATTTTTTTGCACCCTTAGACGTAACATTTGTCGACCCAATTCCTTTGATAGGTGCAATATTAAGATTGTATGTACTATCTAAAACAGAATATGAAAATCTTCTATTTTGAGTTGTCATACCTTCCGACTTTTGTAAGTCATTAAATGTGTAGTATGGTGTGTCTTTTGTAAAAACTCTACAGTATTCAATACCAGCTTCTTCACCAGTAGAATTATCCAAGTATGACATTATTTTTGAACCTTTGGTTATTTCACGGTAACCGTCATGAAATACTTTACTGACTTGATTGATAGCATTTCCGGCGTGTTTTAATCTTCTTTTTCCGAATAGGTTGTCAGCAGAATTTACTAATCTTTGTGTATTATCAAGTATTGAACCTTGTTTAAGTCCAAAATTAGTTGATTCGTTGAATAGGTAAGATGTACTGATTTGGTTGAAGTCATCGTCAACTGATACCGCATCTCCTCCCTGTTTTACTTTGAATCCAGCGTTGTCTTTGAATCTTGGTGATGTCCAAACAAAACCACCGTCAGGTTTTCCGCCGTTTTCTGTTGCAAATCCATTCAATCCAAATTTTGCCTGTTCCATTCCAATACCTTCATATTGGTTACCCATTTCATCCGGTCCAAAAACTATAGCATTTGTAAGTTTTCCAAGTGAATTTACAGGAACAGCGTTCACAGGAGATGTTATAAATTCAGGGTTGTTTGCGTCAGATCCTAAATAATAACCCCCTGTAATTTCTGCACCAACACTTCTTAAAATAGTGTTAACACCTGCTATTGCAACGTTTCCTAATCCCCCTATTTGGTAAGATGGTCTAAATTGGTTTTTGTTTAACAATGCATAAAGTGTAGAAATTTGTCCAGCCCCTGTTTGACTTAATAGAGCCTTTGATGGTTGTAAGAATCTACTCGAGCCGTCTGCTAACAAATTAAACGAACCTGCGGCAGTATTTTGTAAAACGTTTGCGATTTGATTTCCTGTTGTAGGATTTCTATTTGTATCTTCATCGATAAACAAAGGTCCTTCTAAAGGTGATGAAGGACTAAAGTCCCCTCTTAATCTATCTAAGAAACTAACATTACTATCAGTAACTGTAATTCGATAATCTCTACTTCCTCCAAAACCACTACCGGCTAAAGCCGAAGGTGAAGTTAAATTTGTATTAGTTTCTCTAAAAAGTTGTCTTTCTTGTTCTGCTGCAGAGCTTGCATCAAAATTAGTAGAAAGTTTAGTGGCAGAAAGTCTTGCTAAATATGAATCACTTGATAAGGAACCGTCACTTCCTACAGGATTGTTTTGTGTATATAAAGAATAAGCATCGTAGTTTGATGGTGTAAAAAATATTGGGTCAAAATAAGGTTGGTGTACTTGATTTGCCACAGTATATTCCGTAACATCAAACATTTCGTTGAATCCCCCAACCGGTCCGTACTTGTTTTTGTTATATGCACTATCAATGAAAAATTCATTAACAATGTCAAGATTGGTACTTGATGGATTGTATTCACCATCATTTGATGAAGATATAATCGGATCTTGTTGTGTACCAATAACATTTACAAATCCACCGTTAGGTCCGTACTTATTTAAAACATAAAAATTATCAGCTTCATTAGTGGAACCAATATTAGGTGAATTTATGTTCGGGATTTCAGATAGGGTTTTTTCATAATTAACAGGACCCAAAGGAGCACTATAAAAACCTGACACATTATATGGGGGTAATGTTTTTGCAATTAACTTATCCCTAAAAGTTGCACTATTTTGAAAACTTAAACTTGTTTCAGGCATTATTCAATTTTATTAATAAATAGATTTTAGGAATGTTTTTTTAATAGTAATTAACACCTTTAATTTTTTCTAATCCCATTTTGATGTTATTAACAAATTCAGGTTTCAACACAACGTTTTCAATAACCCCTTTCAATTCATTTTGATTGATGTTAGTTGGTACGTTTTTTAGATCAACAACAATGTCTAATTTATGATTGATATCATTTGTGGTTTTAATTTCTGTTGGTGTTTCACTTGTTTTGGGAGTTTGAGACATCATTATATCCGTCAAGGCCTTTTCTCTTTCTATTTCCATCATAGATTTAGTTCCCAAATTTTCTGAAGTTAAGATTGGTTTTGTTTCTATTGGCGAAGAAACTAATGGTGTTTGTGGTGATTTAATTAATTCCATCATTTTAGCAACTTCTTCTTCAGTTTTTGGTCCATCAGTTGATGATATTATTGTATCATTACTATTTATTCTACCTATAGAACCTTCAGGACCCATGATTAATCTGTCGTTCCCTGGTAAACTCACAAAGTCATCTAATTTAAAAGTATTGGTCAAAAAGGTCCCCACGTTACCAAGAGCTGTTGTAAATCTGTTTGCTGCGCTTGTAAGACTTGGCATGGTATTGGTAGCTAAAGTTTCCATAGTATCAACAACTGTTTGGAGTGTTGGTTTCATAGCGTCTACCGCACTTTCTATTATTTTGATTTTCATGTCTACGGCCTTTCCCGCTTCATCGCTTAACTCATCTAATTTTGTAAGTGCAGTGGTTGAAAGTTTATTTGTGTTGTCGATGATACTTTGTATCATTTTTTCTCCGGTCTTTGAACCTGCAATTTGTGATGGTATTACAGTTTCTAAAGCTTTTATGGCTTGTGTAAATTTTGTATTTACATCCATCTGTTGCTCTATAAGTTTTACTAAATTTTTGTCTTCACCTGGTTTTGCTTGGAATGTATTTTTAATTTGATCATTTTGTGACTGAAGAAATTTCTGAAGTTGATCTCTCTCGTAAGAATTCATATCTTCAAGAGCCTTTGTTACCTGTTGACCATCTTGTTCATAAGTTACTTCAAATTTACCATCTTTACCTTTTGTAAGTAAATTGGTAAGTTTTTCCATTTCTTTTGGATCGGTTAATTGTAGTCCGGTTTGATTGATAAGATCTTGTTTGTCTTTCAACTGAGACATTGATATACCCATTTTTGATAACTCATCCGCACTGTAACCCGACTCAGAAGCAATTTCCTTTAAGAAGTCCATTCCAATTGCAGACATTTTACCCGTTTCGTCAACAAATTTAGATGCCATCTTAGCAATTTCTTCTTGTAACTTTGCCGGTTCATTTCTTGCTAAAAATCTGACTCTTTCAACGTTCATTAATTCTGAAGATCCTGTTGCCCCCAATCGTTGTAAAGTATTGACAAATGACTGTGCCTTTTCTGGTTTGTATAAATCTTCAGCAGATTTAAGTGCTGTAGACATATCTACACGTAACATCGCGGATTTAGCTGCCATGTCGGCTAATCCCATGACACCATCTTTAAAGTTAATTTTAGAAAGTGCCGACATGTTAGCATTAACCGACTTTGCAACTTCTTTTGCGTTAACACCAATTAGGTTAGCATTTTCCATTATTGATGCCATTTCAGAATTAGCTTCGTAAATTGATTTTCCTAGATTAGCGTAACTTGTAAATAAGTCTTTTGATTCTATACCAGTTGCCTGTGTTGTCGCAAACAATTCATCTGTTGCATTCTTATTAAGAACTAGTTGTGTTCCAAATGTAGCAAAAAGAGCTTCTTGTTGTTTTACTATATCAGCAACACTACCTCCTAATCTTGTTATTTCTGTAAGACCTTCTGTAAGTGTTTGTTTTAGTAAAAACGCCTGTTCCCTTCCTGCCCCTATAGTTTTTGCTAGCGTTGAAAACTGTTTGTCTATGTCTTCAACCATTGCTTGAATACCGGTGATATTCTTTTTTAAAGCTTCAGATACGTTTTTAAGAGTATCTGTACCAAAAGTTGTTCCTGATACAACCATAATTCTTTTTTAATAATAAATACCTATTTTATTGTTTTGGGTTGTTCATTTCAATGACCTTATCGATTATGTAGTTTCTTTGGTATGTAGGTATTTTCCAAAAATCCGAATATGGTATTCTTAAAAATTTAGCAAGAAATATATATTGATCAATTATATATTGTTTATATGTCGAAGAAAGGGCGAAAAAATTCAACCCCAAACGTTATCGAGGTCGACACGTTTTCTCCTGACGGGGCTATTGCATTTACTTTTAAGTCTAAACCAGGTTCGTTTTCTGAAATAAATTTTTTGATATACTTGGAATCCATTATCGGCATATTCTGAACAAATTCAATAATTTTACCTTTGTCGGTATCCCCATTTAATTCAACAATTTGTTCTTGTAAAGTCCACAATGTAGTAGGAGCAACTCTACCTTTTGGGTAACTTGATTCTTGATTTGTTATCTTACTTTTATCACCCAAGTTTAACAGTTTTAATTTTACGTTAGCATTACTTCTAGGTAAAATGGCAGTAAATGTTCCATCATCATTTGGTTTATTTTTTGGACTTTTAAAATTTATTTCGTCCAAAATAAAAGTGTGTTGAAATAAATTACCTGTTAATGGGTCCGTCAAATTCAAAGTATATTCAGGGCCAAAAGATGTGTTTCTTAAAAAAATTAAAATCGCTTCAATATCACCATCCAATAATTCTTCTGGTTTCAAATCAGGTTCATAAATTTTGTTTCTTAAAAGGGTAATTAACAAATTATTGTTTTTAATACCTGATGATAAAATATCTTCATCTGCGGCATTTAAGTAACCTACCTTAATACTTGATTTTTTACTTTTATAATAAAGACCTTTAGATGGTAATTCTACCACATCGTGTGGTAATGTAAAATTCATTTGACCGTAAAGTATTTCGTTTTCCATATTTTTTTTCTATAAAAATAATTCTAATTGTTTGATAGTAAATAAAAATCCATACTGTACTTGACAATATGGATTTGATATTTTGGAAATTAAATTTTAGATTTTAATAAACTAAAATTGCTCTGTCCATTTTTAGGTTCATTGTAATTTCAGTAGGACTATCAGTTCCGTATCCGACTGAACCAAAGTCAGCACTTATTGGAAATGCATTAACTAATATCCATCTTTCGATAACAACACCTGTTGGGTCTAACATTTCCAAGTCAACGTTTCTTTTATAACCCGCGGCGTAACCCATACGACCTGTAACTGATTCGGCAACTAATCGTACCCATTCCATAACCGCCTGAGCATTTGATGGTCCAATAGGGTCTAACATTTTTACACTTATATCACCCCAGTTAAAAGAACCCGCTACGTATGTTTCAGTGTTCAAAAATTTGATTGTGTTTGATGTAATAGTTATTTTAGGTCTTGATGCGGTTTGTACAAACCATTCATTAATTCCTAAATCAGTTGGAAACCGTAGAATAAACCTATTCTGTTTTTTTGGTTCATACGGTATCGGCATTTTCATTAAAAGATCAGCCATGTTATTATTTTTTTGTTTTAGTTTATTTTTATTTTATTATAAATATATCGATGAAAAAATTTTTCTATTTACTTCCATCTTTTTTTAAAATATTCTTCTACTAGACCGGTTTTCATATAGTTGTTTTTCTCCTCCTTTAGTATAATAAATATTTAAATCTTTTCCTATATCTGAAAATCTTTTCTTAATTGATTTAACATTTCTTTCATCATCATCTGAAAAACCAAATGAAGGTTTTTTAAATTTAAACAATCCACCACCAATTGACTCACTTCCAGTATTTACGTGATTTATAAATTGTGATTTTTGAAATTTTTTGGATGATCTAGTCATTCTATTATAAAATCTTAATAATTCGTTATATTTTTCTTCTTCAGGGTTCGCAGCAGACCCCTTACCGTGTGAAACGGGTGAAAATTGACATCTATCTAAATAATCATTAATTAACCAATTTTCATTTTCTATTTGTTTTAGGCCGGCAATACGACGATATTCTTTAAGGTGTTTAACAAGTTGTCCTTTTTCTACACCATGCATATTGTTTTCTATTATATATTTGACAGCCTTTTTTAACGCTGCTGGTGAATGACCCCTTGCTGTTATAATTGCAAAAACAGATCCACTATTTATCGCTTCAACAAAATCATTCCACACTTTTTCGGATGCTATAGGGGCATATTTTATATCTTCTAAAAACTTACGATCACCAGTTACATTGAAATCCCTAAATGGACTTTCATCAAAACCAACTATCATGTGACCTTCGTAATCAAAAGGTTGACTACCAACTAAAGTACGATACTCAGCAAAATCTTCGGTGTTCATTCCTATTACGTCACCATCTTCATCTTTCAAATAAATTAAAGTTGGCATTTTCATTAAATTATCATCCCAATCAAAAGCGTAGTACTTCATTGCATAAGATGGGTTTTCTTCAACAACTTCCTTAATAATTTTTTTAACTAAAAATTTGTAGTAATTCATATCATATAAATATATTAATTATGAAAAAAAAAGAGGGACGAATCCCTCTTTTAAAAAATCACATTTATATCATCATACATCTTCGAAAGAAGCACCTGTTGGTGTAATGTAGAATGTAATATCTATAAATTCTAGTGATCTTGTTGGTTTGATATATATCTTACCAGTCATCTGATTTCTATCTAGATCAGCCGTGTCATTTGATACGGTAACTCTAAAGTCATAAAGACCCCTATCCCTTCTGATACCATCTAATATTGGATTTACCGCATTTAGGAAATCTTGTCTTACTTTTTCATCGTTCTGATCAAACAATAATCTTACTGAAACTGCCGAAATTAACTTACGTGCTTGTAACAATAATCTTCGAACGTTTATTCTATCAAGTGCTGACTGTCTTACTTGTAGGGTTTTATTACCCCATATTACTGTACCCACATCTGAGAATGTAGCAATAGGGTTGATTCTACCAAGATAAAGAACATCTCTGTCTTCTTGAGTCAACTTCTTACGAGCTTTGATAGCGTTTACAATACCACGAGTATAACCCGCCGCAGCAAACCAAGGAAACGCAATGTTGTCTGTTAATGCTAAATTTCTGGTTACTTCAGCCGTTGGTGGTAGATAAATTTGTGTGTTATTTACACTATCTCTTGTTAACACCCACGGATAGTAAGTGGCGGTATAGTTAGAATCGATTCCTGTACCATCAAGATTATCAACCGCTTCTTGTGGATAAATCAAACCATCTACACCAGTTGTGGTAGGTAATAACAAATTGTAGTCAGGTGTAGTTGTTATATACAAAGAATCCGCTCTTTCGTTTTCTATCATATCTATTGTATCTTCTACTAAGTCACTGTTGTTAACATAGTCAATTCCTGGTGTAACAAATACATTTATATTAACCGCTTCAGGATTAGCAAAAGTTCTGATACCAAGTAAGTAAGCGTAATAGTCAGTGTTTGCGTATTCTCTTGTACCGTCACCAACAGTAATTTGTTTAAACGCTCCCCAACCAACTGCTGAAGGGTATCTTGTTGTTGCACAAGCCCCATTTAAGTAACCAGTTCTACCTAATTGGTATTTATCTGCGTTTGTTCTTCTTTCTCTGTAGATATCCCAACCATCGAATCCACCTTGTACAAGTAAAGTAAATTTACGAGCAAATAAACGGTAGTAAGGGTTTGTTTCAACAGTAGGTTCAGAACTGAAAGACGCATCACCTACGTAGAAACGAGGAGTGCCACTTGTTGCAAAAACGTTAGCAATTGTAATACCACTTGCGTTTTTGTCCATGTGGAACCCTTTAGTTCTATATAACCAAGGAGATGATTCAGTTGCAAAACATATGTTTGAAGGATTTCTTTTACCTTTATATTCGAAGAAACTTGGGTCATAACCGTAATCGGCACTTGTAGAAAACCCTAAGAAAGTTTTTCTTATATTATCACCTGATGATAATCCAGCATCGTCTGTACCTGATGGTGTACCAAAAGGTGGATTGAAAACTAACTCACCTGGGTAATCATATTTAGTTTTAATTATAGGGAATGGTGATTTTGCTCCTGCATATTCTCTGAAATTATATCCTTCAAATCCACAAGGTAATGAATCTATTGGTGCGTCTTCATTCATTTCAACCATTACATATCTTGATTTCAATTCAAACTCACCGTCCAAAGTACCAATTTTTTTGGCTATAAAACTATTTTCGCTTGGATTCATAGTACAGTTTGTGAATTTTTCTAACACAACAGGATTTGAATCTGTATCGTAGTAATCACGAATTAAAACTGTAAATGTTTCATTTGCGAAAGATATATCAGATATAGATATTTTAACTTCTGTGTTGGCACTGTTCCCGTCAGAAATTGTGTAAAATTTAAATAAGTTATAAACTTTGGAACCTCTAACTTCAGAAACAACCCATGGACTTTCAGGTGATTGATACTTTTCTAAGTACCAAGCAATTGATGTTGGATCTTCGCTTTGTGCTTCAGGTAATGATATTAAACCACATTTTAAACCTCGTATGTAACCTTTGTTATACGCCCATCTTAAAAGTGATTGGAATCTTTCTTCCACAAAAAGTGGTACCACATTTCTTGGTTTACCAAAGTTACTTGTTCCGAATACTTTTGTAAGATATTCTGAATCCGAATTTGCGAACGACGTAACAAAAGTAAAGTTGTTACCTAAGTAGTTAGTCGCATTTATTGCAAATTTAGCAAATGGATTTTTTAATACGCCCGAATATTGACCTGAACAATCCATTGTAACATCAGTCAAACCAGTTATTTCATATCTTGGGTTCACGTCATCGCTGTAATCCGCAATACCTCTTGATCTTAGTGTTGCAATAACCATGTCATCATAAAGAGTGTATGAATTACCGGTATAATAATATATCATACCTATAACTGTTCCTGAGTAACAATCAACAACAGTAGTAGTAGTTGTTGTAGTAGGAACCACAGGTGTTGGTGTTATACAAGGATTTGTAGTCGTTGACGTAGTTGTTGGAGGAATTGTAGTTGTAGTTATTGGATTAATTGATGTTAACCCTGAAACAACAGACCAAAATGAATAACCCGAATAATTACTATTTCCTGTGTTTTCAAACAAAGCATAGTACCAAGTATCATTAAATGGTGATAAGAAGTTTGTTAAGTTACTAGAAGGTGATGGTACATTAAACACATTTGTAGAAGCTGTATATCCACTTGACAACATGTCATAATCATCACCATCAATAGTACCGAAGTAAGCAATAGATGTATTTTGAGAAAGAGGATTTAAAA